GTACTATAGATACTTTTGCTCGCACAGCCATTTTTATTAATATATTTAACGTCTATAGGAACTCAGTTACTATAGGAACTCCCTACGTTATAAAGGAGGGCTCTCTTACTTTTGTGGAGGTTCCTCTTACTAGCGCAGATAATTCTTTTGATAGTTCTTGGATGGACTATAGTACACTTACCGGAACTCCGGGTTTTAGAAATACATATAAATCTAGACTAGCAGCAGGTGGAGAATCTTTACAAGGAAGACTAGATATTCTAACAACTTCTTCTGCTAAATTTAGAGTTTACGGTACAAACTCGCCCCAAGCTTTAAGCTTTGTAGAAGAGAATGCAGATAGTATTAATTTGGAATTAGATTGGTTTGTTATTGCCTCCGAAACAGCCGATCCTAGCATCTTTAATTTAGCATTTCCTTGGCTTCCCCCTACAGGTAACTATTCTGACCTAGGGATTGCTGGAGCTATACCTATAAATGCCAATGGTCAAAATGGGGTTATAGCTGGATCTAAGTATAAAAGCGTTTCAACAGAGTTTAGGATAGGAACATTAGAACAAAAGCCTGTTGTTAATTTTGGAAATACTACGGGGGTAAGTTTTGCCGCAGGACCTAGTTTTACAGTAAACCCTCTAGAATATTGGGATGCAAAAAGTAAAGAATATAAAGATCTTGTAGCAGAAGGAGGAGATACTTCTGGGTTAACTATTGGACAAGTGCGTCCAGTACGCTATAAGGGTACTTCTCCCACAGGGTTTGGATTAACCTATGAACAGGCGTCTCAAGTAGATGAGATAAGATTTGTTTTTAATTATAGCGGATTATTTACTCAAGGCAATGAAGACGGTAAAATGCATGAAACTGGGGCTTTCTATAATGTAAAATTAAAAATTTTTAGAGGTGCAGAAGAGACGGAAGTCAATATATATGGCCCCACTAATAACAGACTAGGACATAAAGCAAAAATAAAAGGGCAATTTCTACAGGAAGAAAGAATTTGGCTGGAGCCTTTTAAACCTTTTAGTGATTTTGAACTTATTATTGAGAGAGTAACTCGACAGGAGGGTCAGTCTGTAAGACCTGACGGATCTGATAGAAATCATAAAAAATCTACTATGGTAGCTTCCTCTGCGATTAGTTCTATAAATTCGGTTATCAAAGAACCTTTAAGCTACCCGTATAGTGCTTATGCTAATATACAATTTGATAGCTCTGAGTTTTCAAGCCCTCCTATACGTACTTATGAATTAAGAGGCATGAAGGTAAAAGTACCATCCAACTATAGAACTAGAGAAGAAACTGGTAGTATATCTGCGGAGTACTCGGGGTTATGGGACGGTTCTTTTCGCCCAGAATTGGTTTATACAAATAATCCTGCGTGGGTATTTTATGATATTGTAACTAATAATAGATACGGTCTTGGAGATTGGATAAAAGATATCGATATTGATAAATATGCTTTATATAGGATTGGTAAGTACTGCGATAGCTTAGTTCCAGATGGTAAAGGAGGGACAGAGCCTAGATATCAAACAAATATATATCTTACAAAAGCAGCAGATGCGTATAAAGTTCTAAAGGATATAGCTTCTGTTTTCGTAGGGTTAGTTTATTGGATAGATGGTAAAGTTACTGCGGTTGCAGATCAAGCTAGTGATCCTATATATACATTCACGGCAGGTAATGTTATAGAGGGATCCTTCAGTTATACTAGTAGTGGTACTAAAGCTAGGCCTAATCAGATAGTAGTAGGCTGGAATAACCCTGAAAAAGATTATATAATTGAGCCCTTAATTGTAGAAAATAGGGCTGAAATTGTTGAGACTAATAAGCTACTTTCTTCTTATTCTAGTGCGTTTGGAGCAACTTCTGAGGGGCAGGCACAAAGATACGGGCGGTATAAACTATATACTGCTCAGTACCAAACTGAAATTTGCTCATTTCAAACCTCGATTAATGCAGCTTTTTTAAGGCCTGGAGATATAGTTCAAGTACAGGATCAGGCAAGAAATCAAGTCTCTAGTAGTGGTCGAGTAAAGTCGTCTTCCAGAATTGCTGTTGAACTAGATAGACCTATATTATTTGAAGAAGATATAAATTATGCTTTATTTGGGTTAATCAGTACAGGAGGGGCTTTTTTAGCTCAAAAAGAGGCAACTCTAGATGGCATTGACTATACACGAGGAGAATTAATACCTTTAAAATACTACGGAGGAGAAGAGACTGCTATTAATATAGAAGATGACTCTGGCGATATTATAGATATTACATGGTCCCCTCACACTTTTGTAGAAGAAAGAGCTATTGATTATGAAGCAACTACTGGGGGTATACCCGGAGAGTATACTGTTATGGTTTTGGACTCTGAATTTACGGTACCTTTGATACCTTCAAGTGTTTGGGCTTTAAGTAGGCAGAATGGAGAAGGCTCTTACTCTGTAGATTCTCCAAAACTGTATAAAATTTTAGGAATTGTACAGGAAGCCTCAAATAAATACTCAATTACTGCTCTTGAACATTTTAATGAAAAATTTGATAGTGTCGAAAACAACTATAGTGTTTATAAAGAAAATGTGTTTGACCCTCCTATGGAACAAGCAGCGCTAAAAGTGCCTACTCCTAACGCTGTATATGTGTCTCAGTTATCTGATCCTAATACTCGTAAAGATGAGTTTGTATTAGCATGGCTTCCTCCTCTTGGTTTAGATGGAGAAGAATATAAGTACTTATCTGGTTATAAGATTAGTCATACTGTTCCTGGAATGCCTAATCCTATTTTTGTAGATAAAAGTATATCGGCATATCCATTCTCAGGAATAGATGAAGGAATATATAGACTAGGAGTGCAAACTATTAGTAGTTTGGGTACTTCGTCTCCCTTATCTCTTTTGACTTTCGAGGTCGATGATCCATTTAGTTTACAGATATCTAGGCTTCAAGAAGGTATTGGAATAGGAGGACTAGCCACACAAACAACATTTGCGACCGCAGATGGAGTTGCTTTTAAGTTTGACTCAAGTACGGATGTAATTATCAATCCTAATGCAGCTCCTGAAGTGCCGCTGGTAATACCAAATACAGCAAGTCTTGACTTAACTTCTACAGGTATTGAAGATAATGTAACTTATTATGTATTAGCCAAGAGTGCCGGGTTAGTAGACCCTGATGCAGAAAATGACACAGAAAGAAATGCGTCTCTTAAACTAATAGCGTACTATAACTCTTTAGGAAGTTCATATTGGTATGACGTAATAGACACTGCGGGTACTCCAGAAGATAACTTTGCCGGCCCTCTCACAGGTACAGTTAGTATAGCTTCACGATCTTCAATTATTAGGGGGACTAATACCACTTTTCTTACAGATTTAGCTGTGCGTAACAAGATTCGAGTTAGTAATACAGACGGGTCTTATGTAATAGGGACAGTAATTGCAGTAGTAACTGATACTTTTGCTGTTATTGATGCTACAAGTGATATTAGCTTTACGGATAGGACGATATATAAGTCTTCTTTGAATTTTCTTCTTGAAGAAGACACAGTTATTGCAAGCATTAGAAGATCCTCATTAACTAATTCTTTTAGTACTGTTAATTTTTTAACAACCGATCCTGTAGGAAGTAAACAGTATCAAGTAGAGGTACAAAAAGTAGGCTCCCCTGTTATAGAATATAATACTGCAGGAACTGCAATTAGTAGCGCTTTTTCTTTAGAAATTGATACTTCTGGGTATGACAATCCTATTGTTAAAGTTACGGGGGACGCTTTTCAATACCTAGACGAATCCGAAGATACTGCAGGCATTGCTGGTGGGACAACAGTAACCCGTAGTTTTACTTTATCAGATCCTGCTTATGATGCTTCTACCCTACAATTTGATGTGGAAGTTATAGACGGAAATGATCCTTTAAATTCAACAAAAAGTCGTGCAAAAACGTATAATGTAACAAAAAATCATGATGCAAGTAGTTTTATAAGACTTGACGATATAAGTGTTACTACTGTAGCTGGTAGTGGTGGTGGCTCTTTAGCGTACAATGATGCTAATGGTGTATTTACTTTTGCCCCCGCCGCTAGCACTGCAGAAGTAAACGATTTAACAGCAGCAGTTACATGGGCGGATGTCCCGGATGCTAATATCACTGAAAGCAGTGTTACTCAACATGAAGCAGCATTATCAATTACTGAAAGTCAGATAAGTGATCTTACGCCTAACTTACAACTAGGAACTACGAGTACAACAGCTTTAGCTGGAGATACTGCTTTATTACAGCTAGGAACTACGAGTACAACAGCTTTAGCTGGAGATACACCTATACTGGCACTGGATAGTATCAGCATTGGCGCTCCTGCAGTAGCTTCAAGCGGAGGCTCCTTAGCGTACAATAATAGTACTGGTGTATTTACTTTTACTCCTGCTGACATAGGTAGTGCAGGCGTAGACTTAACTGCATTTAGTGTTACTACTGCAACAGCTTCAAGCGGAGGCTCCTTAGCGTACAATAATAGTACTGGTGTATTTACTTTTACTCCTGCTGACTTAAGTAGTGCAGGAGGAGGCATAGAGTTAACTGCATTTAGTGTTCAGACTCAAGCTGCTAGCGCGTCAGGTGCCTTAGCATACAATAATAGTAATGGTGTATTTAGTTTTACTCCTCCTGACTTAAGTAGTTATTTAACGTCTGAAACATTTACATCTTTATTACAGGATACTACTCCTCAACTTGGAGGACTTCTTGACTTAAATGGAAATGCATTAGAAGATACAAATTGTACGTTCTCTATGGATGATGACACCACAGTAGCTAATAGGCCTACTATCACTCTTAATTCTGAGTTAGATATATATAATGTTTTAAATAATGGGGGCACGGCCAATGCGGGAAATCCAGCAAACTTCTTTATACACGATGGAGCGGTTACACCTAGTTTTCTCAATTGGAAGTTAAAAGTTAGTCATGAAGGCGACCTAGATACTGTGGGAGACATTAGAGGCAAGGGCAATGTTATAGCATACTATACATCTGATCAAACTTTAAAGACAGATATAACACCCATTCAAAATTCTTTAGATAAAGTAAATACATTAAGAGGAGTTGATTTCAACTGGATAGACTCCGTAATAGACTCTAAGGGTGGGGAAGATGGATACTTTGTACGCAAAAAAGATGTAGGTGTAATTGCTCAAGAGGTGAAAGCAGTGATACCAGAAGCTGTAGCTACTAAAAAAGACGGAACTCTGGGGGTGCGATATGAAGCACTAATACCTTTATTAATTGAAGCAATAAAAGAACTAAAAGCAAGAGTAGAGGAACTAGAAAATGGCAATATTACCAAAAACTAATTTATCCTTAGCTAATTTACATTTAATAGTGGGAGGAGTATCAGGTACTACGGTTAGTTTGAACGATCCTGATATAAGAAATGCTTTATCAAGCCCCGATTATTTCTATGCAGGAGGCGCTTTAACGGCAGCAGCTACTACTGATATTTTTAATAACTGGCAAAGATTTTCTCATAATACTAGTGGGAACTTCCCCGCGAGTACAGTAGAAACTGGTAATAATAATTGGACAAAAGACTCTGATAATGTAGGGATAAAGTGTGTACTTAATAGTAATACTTATGTAGGTTTTGTATCCCCTTCTTCGCAAGCTCAAGACAATTTTTTCATGCAAGCAGAAGTAACAACGGTGGGTGATAATGATGTATTATCAATAGTAGTTGCATATTTTAAAGATACTGCAGGGGATTATGGAACTGTAGGTAATGAATATACTATTAGTGCGATAAGAATGCAAAATCTTTTAGGGGGGGCGCAAGCTTCATGGTCTCTAATGTATAATTATTTTCAGTCTGATAACGCAACTTTGAAAACATCTGTAGATCCTAATAAAATAGTTTTACAAAACAGTAATGCCAACTGGAATACTTTCTCACCTTTACCTGGTACTGTGATTCAAGTTATTAGAGAGGGCGATACTATACGCTGTAAATCAACCGATGCTGGAAGTACTACGCTTAAAGATGAGCTTGTGTACACTTTATCGGGCGTTGCAGCAAAATTTTCAGGGCCACAGCAATATGGATTTGGTACTTTATCACAACCCGCGCTATTTGATAATATTATAATAGCAGAAACTGAAGCTGCGGCGGCGGGTTTTAACATGGGTATTAATGGTACTGCTGGAAGTCCGACAGCGCTTGGTAGATATAGGAACGGTACTTACT